ACTGTAGGCTTGCCTGTAGAGACTTGATATGTGTACCATTAACATTAATGGTAGACTGTGCTTGTATATCAGCACTATTGGTTGTAATACCTGTAAGAGTAGCACTGAGAGAACTTACGGCACTAACATTGGCAATGACACCTACCAATACAACTACATACCATTCTTTGGTTTTACTTGGATCATAATGAATAGATGGATAGTAGATAAAGTCATTGTCCCAGGTAGGTCCAATAACAATAGATGGATTCTTTACCAAATCCCATTGTGCTTTTGAACTTATACCACTCATTCTATACACACCAACAGAAGGATTACTCACAGCACATCCTGGAGGAGTCACGGGCCAAGATACTGAAGCACCTGGTACAAAACTAACATCTATCTCATAGTAGACATTCATTAGTTCAGGTTTGATAATTTCTGTGATTTCAATACCTGCGGGCACAAGGTGTGCCTGTCCTACCGCTGTGGTAGTAAATTGATCGATAGGAATTATTCTATCAAAGATAACAGCGGCATTTCTATCGTCGGTATAGGATAGAGGAGTTTGACTGTAGCCATTTAATTCGCTTAAACTATTCATGATACAAAAATCTCCTCTGGCGGAATACCTGCGCCATAGCGTGTGTTAGTCATGTAATCATAGATTACATCACCTGGCTGTTTCATTGTGTTTCTTAAATGAAATGTAAACTCACCTAAATCTGTTATGTCATTGGTTTTATTATATTCAACACTGACGATGGCAAATACTAAATCATTCATTAGGTGATTGCTGGTCCATTCAGGGAACAGTACATTGGCTGTAGAAGTATTTCCGTTAGTATAACCAGTAAATTTAACTGGATAGTTGCTGCCGCCACTGAAAGGATAAACTTTAATCAATCCGTCGGGTTTGGTAGTAGCGTTGCCATCTTCGTCACTGAAGTTTGCCACTGTGTATCCATCTAATTGAAATCCTACCTGTAGTTGATTTCTGTAAACGCCTTCAAAACTAATAACACTTTGAGTGGATGTGCTAAAAATTGTACCAGTCTTTTCACTTAATACCAAACAATACCACATGGTTTTGTTGTCTTCACTTAATCTGGCATCTACAATTTTACCACCAATGTAAGCATCTCCATAGACTATGGGAATGGTAGTGTCGGTGCTGGGATTGATTTGTAATCTATTGCCTTTGTCAACTTCTTGATTGTTGCCCTTGTTGACACTTTTGGTAACTTGATTAAGAACAAATCCCGTGAGTGCTGTTCTTGCCAAGGTGCTGCCTAAACTATTGCCACCTAAAAACTTAAGAGCACTTGATCCAAAATCTACAATATCATCTATAAAACTCATTTAGGTACTCCAAAGTCAAATGTGGCATTTTCTAATGTAGGCACTCTGTCCATAGACAAGTCAGTTGAATAAAATCTTTTTTGACTTGCTGGATTGGTTTTTCTACCTGATATCTTATTTTCTAATAAGTCAACTGAACTGTTACAGATCAGTGTAATGGTGTTGCTGGCTGTTCTTGAATCTATGTCAAACTCTTCTTGTAGGCTGTAGTTGTTGACAAAGCCTCTATATCTAACCGCTGGATTGCCTGCTATAGATAAAATTGCCTGTGTAATAGGATCAAAGATTGCTCTATAGATAGTGACACTACAGCCTTTTATTCTGCTATTGACAATTTCATAGATGCTGTTGTTAGGAATGCCTGCCAATGTGATAGAAAGTTCACCTGAACTTGTTCTTAACTCACTGGCTGTTTCTGTAATGCTCATTAATGACCCTACACCTGAATAAACTTCACCGTTGAGTGTGTAGGGATTTTTGAGGTCGCTGAATCTCAGTGTCACGGCTACAGGTGTGTCACCTGGACTAACCTTGTATTGTTCTATGACAATCTTGACAAACAGATTGCTTTGTATTGAAGTGTATGCGCTTAAATCCATTAGACAACCTCTACAAAAACAAAAGGTCCACTCCAACTTACTTGATTACGGGCAAATATAGTCCACTCTGGAAATTCCAAACATTTTACTGTGTAGGTTTCATCCAATGCTGGGGCTACATTGCCATAGTACCAAGGAAATTTAGCGTAGGGTATTGTGATGGTAGTTGAATTGATTCTATCTAATGATTCTGCCAACTCAATGTCGCTTTTAATCATGGTCCAAGGAATACCATCAGGAAGTTTTACTTGAAACTTTTTAGGCGGAACACCTCTGCTCACTGATCTCATAGTTCCGTCTCGGGCTTGAGTAATTGCTACAGTTTTCTTTCTGTCAATGCTTAATGTTTCAGCATTGTTTATAATCCATTGAAAACTCATTGTTATCTCCTTGATGGTGTCATTTTAGCACCCTGTTGTGCCACAGCGTGAATAAATCCAGGATCTCTGGCTATCATTGACTTAAACGAAGCGGCATCAACAGCATTGATATTGTAAGTAACCATCTGTGTTCCAGCCATAGGTGTCACAGTTGCTGGACCTGAAACTAATTCAGGACCTCTTTCGCCTACAACACCAAACTGTCCTGCTGGAATCATACCACCATTGGCAAAGAATCCAGCAAAGAGATCTCCTAAATTAAATCCGCCTCCCCCGCCTCCACTACCAAAGGTAAAGAGTTTTCCAATCAACTGTCTTACTTGACTACGCAATAGTTCTTCAGCAAGGCTGGCAACAAAAGATTTCCATTCAAGTTTACCAGTCTTGGCAAAGTTAACAAAAGCATCTTCCATGCTCTGTGTGGCTCTTTGGAAGATTCTCTGTGCTGCCTGAGCGGCATTTGTGGCATTGTCAACATATTCTTGAAGTGATTCTTTCCATCCATAACTCCAGGATCTTGATAGGTCTCTTGTGGCTAATAGTTTTTGTCCTAATTCTTCACTACCTTGTATAGCCACAGCATAATATTGCTCTTCCAGTCTCTTTCTTTCTTCAGCGTTTAACTTTTGATTTCTGCCTATTTCTAAAGCATCAACTTCTGCTTTGGCTTTGGCTCTGGCAGCAGCCTCTAAATCATAGAGTATTCTCTGCTGTGGTGATAAGAATAACTTGTTGTAGTCATCTGTGGCTTTGTTTAGTTCTTCTTGTAGACGCTGTTGATTAGTCAAACCAAACTGATTGAAACGACGCTGTTCTTCACTGGCAACAAGTGCGTCAATGGCTGACTTTTGTTCAGTGATTTTCTGTGTCATTGCCGCATAGATTTGATCTATACGCTGTTGACTTAACTTTTGTCCACGTGGTAGTTCTGCTTCTTCTGCTTTGATAGCAGCCTGAGCATTTTCTCTAATCTTGCTGGTGATTTCTTCATACCTGGCTTGTATGTCAGGTAGAATATTTTTTCTTGTTTGATCTCTAATGCCTTGAATAGATTTTTCAGCATCTTCTTGTGCTGTAATAGCATAGAGTTTTAACTTGTCTGCTTGTAGATCTATTTCTCTGGCTTTGAGTTTTTCTTCAACTCTGGCTTTGTCTAATGACAATGACTGTTCTAATCTCTTGATAGTAGCATCATAGGCTGCTATAACTTCAGGTGATGTTTCTGATAGATTTAGTTTGTCACGCTCTTCTTTTAGTTTTGTAATGGCTTCACGATTTTTTTCTTCAATGTCTGCCTGTGCTCGTCTAATGTCGTTGGCTAATTTGCCCTGTCCTATGGACTGTCTTTCAATGTCTATTGCCGCCAGTTGTTTATTGATGTTTCTGTCGTATTCAGTGCCTATCTGTTTAATAGTATTAACTTGGTTTCTCAGTGCTGTGGTATCAACAGGTACTCTTGCGTCTCCTGGACGATTGGCCTGAGGTGCTGCTGCTGGTGGTTTGGCAGCGTCTCTTCTTGCCTTGGCTGCTCTTTCAAATTCTTCTCTGCTCTTTTTAGCGTTCTCCACCATCTTCAATAAAGGTGTTCCAAGTCCAATAGGATCTTTGATACCAAATATTTTACCAATTAAGTCTGTGGGAAGATTCAGCAGTTGTCCAGCAAAAGCACCTAACGCTTCAATGCCACGAGCGCAGGCATTGGCAACTCTATCACCAAAGTCATCAAACAGCAATGAACTTGCTGATATTGCTGTGCTTATGGCAGCAATAAGAGTAACAACGCCTCTTAAGGCAGTCATGTGTGGACCTGCTGCTCTAAATATACCTGAGCCTGCGGCAACACCTGCTAACTTGGCAACGGCTTCAATGCCTCTGCCCATAGTTCCAAGAATCCTTACTAAACCTGCGGCTGCGCCCACAGCAAATGTTGTGGCTAACACTATGCCTAATACTTTGACTAAATCTGTGATGCTGGTAATAGCACCTTCACTTTCTCTGAGACTCTTGGCTAATTCGTTGATTTTTACAATGGCTGGTTCAAAGGCTTCAAGGAAGATTAGTTTTAGTTCTTTAATGGCTTTGTCAAAGTTGCCCTGTAGTTCTGCGGCTCTGCGAATTGATTCAGCATACTTGTCACCGCTGCCAGCAGCAGCAACTAAACTTTCAGCAAGTTGTCTTGGGTCAGCACCTCTACCTGCTTTGCCAAACATGTCCTGTGCGGCAGCGGCTCTTGCTGAACTACTTTCTAATGCTGCCATTCCCTTGGCAGTTTTGTCTAACAGTTCGTTGGTGTTGGGATTGCCTAAATCTTCTAATGAGATGCCAAGGTTTCTAAACTGTGCCTGTGCCTTTAAACTACCTGCTCGTGCTTCTTCTAATTTATTGTTAAAGGTAGTTAATGCCATGTCTACAGCATCGCCTCTACCTCCTGCTTCTTCTAAAGCATCACCAAACTCTTTAATTTTAGCAATAGAAATATCTGTGGCAGCAGACAAATCAGCAATCTGATCTGCTAACTGTAGACTTAATCTACTAAAGGCAGCAAATCCAACTCCCAACAGAGCAGTTCGCAGTCTACCAAATCTATCAGTGACTGTGTCAAGTTTGTTTTGTAGTTTGTCTAAATTGTTAAGTCCATTTACGACTATGTCAACTTCCGCTCTTGTTGTGGCTACCATGATTATTTCCTAAAGTTCTTTTCTACATATGACTTAAACCATTTTTCAAAAGGTTTAATCATACCTTCTGGAGCCTGCTTGCTATGCCCCTCGTCTAATCTCATTGAATAAGCATAGTCGCCCACTACCTTTTGTCCTTCTAACTTGGTGTTCCTGCGAGCATTGCCTGATTTAACGGGTGTCAGACTTTTAAATTTCATCAGTGATTCTTGGGGAAGTGTTTTTGCTTCCTCTTTTAAATCTTTAACGAGTCCTGTTAAAGGTTTGTTGTCAAACTTTACAGTCATTATTCGCTCCTTACTCGTTTAATCATTGCTAACATTTCTTGTTCTGTGGGCATCTTTGAAGCAGGCACTTTACCTTCTGCTTTGTCTGCTTGATATCTGGCCCATTTGGTACTAATATCAAGCACATAGAAATCAAAAGTAGTGCCTCTCTCTAATGCCTCACTGGGTAAGCAATGATAGCGATGAGCAAGATTATCCAAACTGAGTATCATCATAGTTTCTACGTTGTCCCAGTCTGGATCTTCCCCTATCACTTTCCCAATGTTTCAACAATCTTACTGATAACTTTGATAAGAACGTTGGTAGGCAACATGACTTCACTGGTGATAATCTGTTTGCCTTTTTCGTCAAGAATCAATGTTCTTACAATGTCAATCATTTGTGCGCCGTCATTTTCACGGCTGTTTGCCAACTTCATAAACACTTCAAGTGGTTGGCGATCCCAGGTGTGGAATTCCAAGGGTTCACCAAACTCTTTGATGACTTCTTCGTCATCAAGTTTCATTTCTATAAGTTGGGGTTTTGCTGCCAGTTGTGTAAGTTTCATATCTATTAATCTCCTTGTCTTTTAATCAATGTATTAGCAACCGCTAACACGAAACTTAATCTGCTTTGTATTTTGGCAATGTCATCCTTGGCACAGCGTAGTTCATTGCTGGCTTTGGCTAACTCTGCTAACAGACTTTCTAATAACTCTTTATCGGTCTTTGAATCTATAATATTCATCTTTGGATCCTATACTGTATTTACATCATGAGAAAAAAATAGGGGCTAAAATGCCCCTATTCTTTGATCTAAAACAGATTACTCTGTAGCAGAAACTGTGTACTCGCCAGTCACAGTAATTGTGATTGGAGATACCCATACTGGAGCAGCAGCACTTACTGTTGGTGCTAAACCAGTGATGTAGCCAGTGCCCTTGATGAACTTGTCTGAAGCACCGCCTTCCTGAAACTTTAGAACGAAAGTAACTAAAGTCTTGTTACGGCTTAAGCCTAATAGGCCTTGAGCAGCAACAGTATCAGTTTGTACAGATGCCAGAGTAGTTCCAAAGAAACTGTCTGGGTCAACAACAAGGTTCATAGAGATGCTGTTAGTAGAAGTAGTAGCGATCTGTTTCTTCGCTGTACTGTCTAACTGGTCCCAAGTGAACACGTCGTTGGCAGCGTTGATTGTAATGTCCTGTAGAGCAGGCACAGTTAATGGTGTAGCACCAAGGGTAACGTCTGATTCGCTTGAAGCAACGTCTAACTTCAAAACGATCTGACTTGTGGTTCCAGGTGCTGGATTGATATAAGCCATGATATTTTCTTCCTTTTAAGATATGTTGGTAAATCTAAATTCAAATTCTGTTATCATTTTATCTTCTTCATAACGAGTAGTAACATCCACTTCTCTACGGTTTACACCAGTAATGTCTGTGGTTGTTCTGGCACCCTTTATGCTGTTAACCAATGATGAGTAATTTGAAGGCAATTGTTTAGCGTCTGTGCTAAAGTAGGCACGAACTGAAGTTGTTTCAGCAACGATGACAAGTCCATCTAATGTTGATATCAAGTTGTCATGAGTAGTCTGTGCGTTGTCCACATAGACTGTCTTCATGTTCTTGATGTACAGTGGGTTGCCACTGGCATCAAAAGGACGCTCATCGCTGAGTTTAAATGTGCCCAGCGATAGAGCCTTGATATAATCATAGATAGCAGTTCTCATCTCACCCTCTTAAGATTGTAAACACCTGGCTGTTTTTCAGAACTGGCTATTACACCACTTCCGTCAAAATCATACCAATCACCTGCTGAGACTAATTCTTCAAAAAGCAATTCTGCTCTTTGTTTGTAATAGCCCATCTTCTTGCGTTCTGCTGAGTCTTCATTGCTAAAGTCAGCGACATTGGGCAGAATGTAGTCTGCCAATGCCATTGAAACACAGAGTTCAGTAAAATCATTGAGTCTATCTTTGATCTTACTGGCATTTAGTGCGGGTATGTCAGCCACTGTGCTTATGGTGGATCCGTTAGTCATTTTTAGGTAATAACTTTGCCACCATGCTGTAGAACGCAACCTTGTGAGTATGCGTTCTGTTGCTCTTGTCAAGTGTGCTTCCACGATGTCGTCAGTAAGGCCTTCATTAGCATCAAAAAGTCTTTGATCCGCATCAAGGACATCTTGATATTCGGCGAAACTTGTTACAGTTGTACCTGATTTAATGAAAGCCATAATGTGCGTTCCTTTGATTACAGAGCAGCGTCACCAGTGATTTTAACACCGTGACTGTTCTGGAGAATAGCAGCACCAGCAACAGCCTTGAGTACCACGTCAGTGGCACGCTCTTTAGGAAGATACAATTCGTTCATTTCTACAGAACCGCGCATTGCGTGTCCAATAGCAGAACGGGCAAATACAGCACCAACAGCATCGTCACTACCGTCAACAGTGATTAAACCGCTTTCGTAGATTTGGATGCCAGCAACTGTGCCAAGGTAGAATCCAGAAAGAACTGAATCACCAACAGCACTTAAACTTGGGATTGTAGAAGCGCCAGCGTTGGCCAATTGCTTCTTAACATTGTATGCCTGCTTTGGATGTAGAACAGCAAAGAAAGGACCAGTTAACTTGCCAGCACGTAGAGTGGCAGCAGCCTTCAATAGTGTGTCAACAGTTACTTCAGCGCCAGCACCTGGACCAACTTCTGTAGAGAAACTGGAGAATAGATCAAACACTTGCTTGTCCATGCTTTCAGCAATGGCGCGACCTGACTGGTCACCAATTTGTGCGAACACGTCGCTGAAAGATGAATCACGTAGCATGTCAGTGATCTGATGGTAAACAACGTGCTCACCAAGAGTGATAGTCTGACTTGAAGTGTTTGTGTCCTTGGCAGTAGCGGCTGCTTCGTTGGTAATCAACTCAGCACTGATTCCGCTCCATACTGGAACTTGTAGGACTTTACCAGCATTGACTGGTGCGTCAAATACGGTTACCATCTGACGTGCTACGCTATTTTCATAGGCAGCAAACTGAGCAGCGGTAACCAGGTTAGCAAATAATTCGCTGTTAATAGAACTTGTATTAGCCATGATTAAAAATCTCCTTGATTATGTGGCATTAAAAATTTTATCTGCCTTTGCGGGCAGCGGCATAGATCTTTCTATGCTCTGGATTTCGCATGTCCAACTTTGAGAGATCAATCTTTTCATTGTCAGCCGTGTAACTACTTTTGGTGTTGGTAGTAGCAGGTGCTGGTTGAACAAAATGCGGATTCGAATCCAAGAACTCTCGCACTAAATGTTCAACTGACAGTGGTTCGCCTCGATCGTTATAACGAACAGCGCCCTTGCTGTCTACCACTTCTACTTCACCATCTGCGTTCAGTCTAACATTATTACTGAGTAGGGCTTTGACTTGTTCTGGAGCCACGGCACGCATATTAGCGGCTGCGCTTAACAGAGGAGTGTTAACCTTATACTCTTTAATAACTGAATCTCTACGCTGGATTTCTGCGTCTTTTTTAGCAGCCAATTCTTGAAGTGTTTTTTCAAACTCTCCACGCTTGATTTGTTGCTCAGTCTGACGCTTTTCTGCTTCAGCCTTGAGCGACTTAAGAGTGTCAATGTCACCAAGTTCAGAGTAAACATTTAACTGTTTCTCATACTTTTTGGCAATGCTGGATTTCAAGCCTGCCATGTGTCGATCAAACTCTTCTTGCGTATAAGTTTTGGTTGCGTTTGCCAGATTTTCAAGATTGTCACCTGTGGTATCTGTTACCATGTTTGTTGCCAATGTATTGTCAGACATCGTCGCTGTGCCTCCTTATGAGTGTAATGTATTATTTATTGATTATCGGTAATATCAATACTTTTTAGGCGGTTTCTTGCCACCTTTCTTCTTTCCGTAAGCCATCATTTGCTCCTTGTGTTAGGTTTTTTCTTTGCTGCTGCCTGCGAGGCTTTGATTGCCTGCGCTTGACGAACAGCCTGCGCTCTGGTAGGATAAACTTTCCCAGAGGTTCCATATTGCCAACCTTTGCCGCCTCTTGGGCCTGTTGCTTTGTGTATGGGCATGTTATGCTCCTATAGGGTGTGTGTTAGGGAAAACGTTAAAAAGAGGAGTATTTAACATGACTGATGTCCTCCCTAACACACGAACTTTGCCGATCCGCTCCCGGCTTTAATCTTCTTCTCGTTCTTCCCACTTGGCACACCAGAACACAGCACGAACTGGCGCATCAAATTTAGTACAGTACATCTCGCCTGCTTTGTAGTATTCACAGTTGCCACAGTTTTGTCCTTCTGGCACCTCTGGATTTGTTGAGGGCTGATAGGCAGCGGGCAAGTTACTGTTAATCACTTCACCATCTGGATAGAGTCTACCTGGTTGTGGGTTAGGATCAATGAATGGTAGAACTTCTTCTTCCTCACCTAACCAATCAAGAATGTGTTCATCAATCTTGCGTAGTACAGCAGGATCTGTGGCTGCTGATTTAGCCTGTTGTAACTGTGCGATCTCAGAGCCAGTATCACGTATGTTGAATGAGCCTGGATATTCTACAGAACCCATCCATTGTTGACCCTGATATTCAAACCAGTATTGCCAAATTTGTTCTTCAGCCAACTCTAACTCATCTGCTGACTCGCTGAGACGTGCGTTGAGTAATTGAAACTCTGTTTCCATAGCAACGCCACTCATTGTACGGCTTTCTGTAGCACGAACAGCACCAGTGTTTGCCATCTTGTCTATTGAGTCTGTTGATTGACGCACAGCACTTAAGATGCCAGCAACGTCACTGCCACCAAAGTCAAGAACGTAGGGCTTTAATCCAGGATCTGAATTTTCTTCTACACGAATGATAGCACCTGATCCAGTGCCTACTTGTGTCTGTCCAGCAACCACAAGACTGGGGTGACTGTCCATCTGTATGCTTTGGAATATTTCACTGTAACTGTTATAGATAAACTTTTGATGATCCGCAATGTCAGCAATGGCACTTACACCAATGCCACGAACTGTGCTACGACGATTATAAACGCACACAGCAGGAATCTTGCCTAATCCATTGACTTCAACAATGGTTTCACTGACTGTTTGATCTTTGAGATTGACAACATTGGTGATAATTTCATCTTTGGTCCACTCTTTGACAGTACGCACATCACCGTTGACATCTTCAAGATATTTGAAGTAGACTAATTCAAAGCGTCCAGAAGGTTGTCTGCGCCATTGCCAGTCTAATACTACCATAGGAGTTAACAAGTTTACATAGGGACGCACACCCTGTGCTTGTTCATCAGCGCGAGTTACAGCGCCTACATTGGGTTTGGCAATGACTACCCATGAATGTCCAAACACATTAGTCCATGTTGCCACATCCTTCATAAATGCGTTGAGACTACGTCCTTCCATGTCTGCGTCACGCAGGAACATTTCAAGATCAAATGTCATGCCATTATTGTCAAAGTCTCTATCTGGTTCTTCACGGAATAGAAAACTGTTATAGACACTGATCACTGATTGACAGTGATTCTCTAATGGTGTTGCTTTGAGTCTATTAGTGTATTCTGCGTCTGTTTCCATTTGATATCTTGTAAGATGTCCAGCACGACGATACTCGCTGCCGCCCATGTAACTTTCAAGATAGAATTTCCAAATAGGATAATAAGCATCATAGACTTTGTTGCCACTGATCACAGCGGCTATTTCTTGTTGTAGTGTTTCAATGGCGTTCATAAGTTAGTCCTTGATAGTTGATGTCCAAATCTCTGAGGTTGTTGTAGTGCGGGATCTCGATCTCTACGCATTGGGAATATGTAATCAATCATATAGCCCAACGCATCCATCATATGATCGTAGCCTGATTCTTTGTCAGGTTGACTTGTACCTTCTTTGTAACTATGTCTTTCTAAACCTTCTATTGTGTATTTACACTGGGGTTTAATAAACAAGCGTCTAATACCTGTAGAATCGCACAATCTTGAATTAACAGCATTGATACGATCTCTCACAGGCGTGTGTGTTCTTGGGGCTTTTACGACCCATCCTGCGTTTTGTAAGATTGTAATATCCGTGGCACCACCTGCTGAACTTTTACGTTGGTGTCCTGCTGGGTCAGGGTAGCACATAACCTTGCTCTTTGGATATCTCTGACGTATTTCTTCCACGATTTCTTGGGTATTAG